AAAAGAAAAAAAAAAAAAAAAAAAATTAAAAAAAAGTAAGGTAAAAAAAAAAAAAAAAAAAAAAAATAATAAAAAAATTTAAAAAAAAAAAACAAGAAAATTACATCAAAAAGGACGTGGTTTATATTCCAATAAAGAGACTGTTCACCATAAAAAACATAATCATACATTAAAAAACCATGACGTTAAATTAAATAAAATTAATTGTAGTCCAAAGGATAAGAAAGAAATAAAAGATTTTACCTGTTATACGGAGACTTCATTATTCAAATTAAGAGATAGATGGAATTTACGTCACCCAGATGAAAAAATAACAAGTAATGATAGTAAAGAAATACACAGGCTGCTTTCAAATTATTTGAGTAATGTATGTAATAAAGAATCATGTTGGTTAAAACAAAAAGATGAATTTGGTAACTTAGATGAAAATTTTAAAGACTCTTTTGCACCAGAATATCCACGTGAATGGAAAAAAAATCCGAATGAATGGTTATCCAGTATTGATATTATAAAAGTGATGAAACAATATGAAAAAGCGTATAAATGTTTTGATTTTATTGGACCATCGCCAATAGATTTTGACAAGAAAAAAATTTATGGTGAATGTGTTTGGGAAGAACTATGTAATTTTAATCTGAAACAACAAATAAAAGAAGGTAAAACCAAAATTGGTATTATTTTTAACACAGATACACATGATAAACCAGGTAAACATTGGATTTCTATGTTTATTAATATTAAAAAAGGAAAGATCTTTTTCTTTGACAGCGTAGGTAGAAGTGCACCAGACGAAATAAAAAATTTTGTAGAAAGACTTAAATTACAAGGTAAAGATTATACACCTAAAATTAATTTTACTTATGATGAAAATCATCCAGTAGAACATCAATATGGAAATACAGAATGTGGAATTTACAGTATATTTTTTATTGCTCATATGTTGGAAGATAAATTAACAGAGCATTATTTAAAAACTCATATATTAAAGGATAAATACATGGAAAATTTCAGAAAAATATATTTTAATGAACAACTATAAATAATTAATGGATAAAATATTAAAGTATAATTTATTATATTATATATAATACAATATAATAATGTCAATGAAAAAATTTTTAGAAAAAGAAAATATACGCTTATTATGGGACGTGTTAATAGATGAATCGTTAATTAAACAATTATGTAATACTGAATTAAAACTAAATAATCTTTTACAGATTTTTGAATCTAATATTAATGATTTTTATTTAAAAGAAGTTGATAATTGTAAATCTTTGATAGAATTAAATAAAAAATATATATTATTAATGATAAATTATGTTATAAAAGTTACTACACCAAACAATAATAATACTACAAATATAAATAATATACCACAACAAACTCAATATAAAAAAATTAAAATACATCCAGAAGAACCAATAAAACAATCTATTACATATGAAGATATACATAATGATAGAATCAGTCTTTTTGAAAAAGAACTCACCAAAAAACAAGAAGAGTTTACTAATGCTATGAAATTACCAGTACCACCTACCCCAAATTTTAGTGATAGAATAGATGAACCTATCAGTGAATTAGAATTAGAAATAAAAAGAATAAAGGACCAGCGTAATTATGATATTGAATTGATTAATAACACGAATAAAAACAGTTCTTCTAGCTTAGACGAAAACTGGTTAAAACCACAAGATACTTCTATTAAAAATGAAAAAATCAATATTAATAAACATATATATTGGGAAGATGAACAAATTATACAAGAAAAAGAGATTTATGAAGAAGACGAGTCTGATATTTTTAAAAAACTAAAGGTTGTAACTGTTAATAATGATACAAATGATAAGAATGAAAATAAAAATCAAAATTATCATTACCAATTTCAAATTGATGAAATTAAAAATGACATCTCCAAAATGAATGAAAAGTTGGATTTGATTTTAGAAAAATTAAAAAATTGAAATAATTTGTATAATAAAATAATAAATTATACAAATATTTACTACATACACAATTTAACTACATGAAAATACAAATGAAAATCTTTGTACTCTTTTTAATAATAGTAAATTTTGTAATAATAGCAAATGCAGCCAATTTAAATAATTTACGAATACGTAATGCATTATTACGCATTTATATTGCAAGCGATAAAACAAAGATATTACGCGAATATTACAAAAAAACATTATATAAAACAAGATCTCTTATTTTGGAAAAAAAAGAAAATATAGTTTCAAAAATATACGAAATTAATATGATTTACAATAACTTGACCGCTGAAGAAAAAGAAATCCTTGGATTTATTTTATCTTTATGTTACTAGTGGCTTAAAAATTTGTTGTCCCTTTTCATTTATTTCCAATGTGCCTATTTGAACCGGAATCATATCGGGATTTTCTAATGCTTGTAAATAAGATTTTTTATCGTAAATATTCAATAATTTTGGACTCATTCTTCTATAAACATATTCTGTTCCATTCAATGTAATTGGTTTTCCCTCCCATTCAATTTTTCTCTTGTTAACTTTAATAGTAACATCATTTTGTTGATTCGTATAATCTGGTACATAACTAAATTTTGTGTTTGTAGGATCACCAAAATTCATACATTTACCATTAGAATAAATATAGCAATCAAATGCGGATTCTTTTATTGCGTCGGTTAACTGTAATGTTAAATTAGCTTTAATTTCAGAAATTTCATATAACAATTGATCACTAGTAACAGGAACCTTAGGATCACCCTTGGATAAATCCTTTCTTTTTAATTCAATTGCATGATCTGATTTCAATTGTTCCTCAGATAAAACCATCAAATATACAAATACTTCTACTGTTTGTAATGCACGAGGTAAATTTTTATGACTACAAATACGTCTTGCACGTCCAATTACTTGTTCCATTCTTACAGGATGCCAATAAGGCTCCATGATATGTACATACCTGGTATTTCTAAGATTAATACCCTCTGATCCTGAAGAAGTAATCATTAAAACTTTGATAATTTCACCCATATTATTGTTATGCGCAATTTTTTTTAGATCCGCAGATAAATTAGTAGGAATATAATCCCATTCACCATTGTAAATTCTACGTATAATTTCTTTTTCTTCCACGGTTTCTGTACCAGTATATAAGGCATAAGTTGGTTTACCCATATCAGCTTCAGGAATATCTATTTCCCATATATCAGAAGCATTCTTTTTAATTTTAAACCGAGCAAAACCATTTTTTTCTAAAACAAGAGTAAACAACCCAATACCTTCTAGAGTTCTAAATTGACTGTATACTAAATGTAAACCAATGTATTCTGGGTCTTTAATATTATCCAAAATATGTAAAAATTTCGGACTAAAACGTGCTAATGCTTCTGGTGTTAAATAATCATTGGAATTGTCCTTAATGTCCTTTATAGCCGCATCAATTCGTTCTTTATAACTAATGCCGCCTATTTTGTCCAATATTTGATCCCCTTCTTCTTCCCCTTCATTTTCATCATTAACATCTACATTTACTTCCTCTTTGCGCGCATCTTTTAATAACTTCGTGATATCTGTTTCTGCAGGCTGTTCTATTTCACGATCTTCACCACTTTCCTTTACCTCTTCGGCCTTCTTTTTTTTACTCATTGGAAGAGGTCTATCATTCATAACAAAATTACAATACAATCTAGAAAAAATTCTATATGTAGAAGTAGCTTCTTTATATAATTCATCCAATTTCTGTGGTTTTTTTGATGCTTTCTCTAATTTTCTCTCTTCACGACGAGCCGATTCATAAATTTTAAATTGAAAATCACTCATAGGAATTTTAACAATATGATAATCAGCACCTAGTGTTTTATTGAAAGTTGGAAGCAAACTTTCTTGTGCACTTTTGAAGTAAGAAGATAAACCAATAATTCGTCGTTTTAGTGCATCTACATTTTTCAATTTTTTTGTAACACTATCAATATATTGATTCTCAAATAAATCAAAATCATCAGGCAATGCCTTTTGATTTTTAATCTTAATACCTTGTGGTATTACTTCAACATCGTTCTTTTTCAATATATTAATAATTTTTCTCTCAAAATCATCGTCACTAATAAATTCACTATCCAAAATGTTACTTCCAGAATCATCTCTTTTCACATTGGAAATGCCTTTATATCCACTAGATTCTTTTATTTTATTTTTAAACCCAAAAGGGTTTCGTGTAATGGTTAGAATTTTACTGGATGGCGAATAATCTAAAAAATCCAAGGTTTTCTCTCCTATCAACATTTCTTGAAGTGAATTTCTATCAACTTTTTTAGTGGTTTTAATATTCAATGTAAAATTCCATGTTTTTATGTAACCTCGTAAAATATTAAAAAGTATTCCAAATTCATTTGGATAATTAATAATGGGTGTACCAGTCAATAATACAATGCGTGCATTTTTTGCAGTCATTAAGTACTCGTATAGTTTTACGGCAAGAAATTTAGGTGAATATTCTTTTTCACCCCGTTCATTTTCTGGAATCAGTTTTTCTTTTTTAATTTTATTCACAATTCTACTTATCAAATTATGAGCTTCATCAATAATTATTACTGCATTATCAAACAAATTTTTCGTAAACCCAGATGTAAGTTCTTCCAAACGTTTTAAACGTAAACCATTATAATTAATAAAAGTATATTTATTACGAATCATTTCATTAAGTTGATTATCCAACGATTTTTTTTCTAGTGAACTAAGATCTTCATAGTTAGATGGTTTAGTAATATTTACAAACCAAGCGCCTTGTTGTTTCCGTATATAATCTTGTGATAAATTTAAAACTGCTGATAAAGTACTCATTGCTTCTGGATTTGTTTTTATAGATACAAACTCCCAATATTGATTTTTTTTATATAAAGAATCACCACAATGTTTTAATTCTTCCATATAATTGGTTCTTAAAGAGGCTGGTAACATTATTATTATTTTTTTTGTGTCCTTCATACCCTCAGCAATTGCAATACTACTGCAAGTGTTATGAGTTACTGTGAAATCACCAATTAAATATCTACAATTACCGTCTAATGTAAAACCATAATAATCATCTTCACCTGCATATTCAACCGAAATTCCTGTAACAAGAACATCTTTTATTTGTTGTCTTATTGCAGATTTCTTTCTTGGAATAATTGTTGGAATATCCTCAATACCTTTACCATTTATATGAATTCTCCAAGAAGTTCCATAATTTTTTATTCCATTATAAGTCCAAGAAGTCTTCTTATTTGCTTTATAACATGAAAAACCTAGACTTCGAGCTAAATATATAACATCATCCATCAATTTCTCATTTTTTTGAGTGAATTCAAAACCTCCATTATTACATAAACAACCATCGCTATCTATTAATCCAGCCAATAATTTCAAACGTTTTTCTCTAGAATTACATTTGTAAATAATGGGAATGTGTTTGTTATTTATCAAATTTAAACCTTTTAATGTATTTAAAAAAATATTGTTATGATATTTACCATTACCACTTATATTATAAGTATATCCATATGAATAATTCAATGATAAATTATAAGTTGGAAGAGTTTTAGCAAAATAATATAAAACTGTTGAATCTTGACTTGTTAATGAAGCACCACTACTGGTACCATCACCTAACCAATAACCAATCATATATGGATCAATTGGTAATTCTTTTTCAGGAAAATCAATCGCAACTTTATAGCCTTTTAAAAACCCTTTTTTTTTATTTGACAAATGTAAATAATCTTTTACAGCAATCTCAAGTACATTATCATTTGTCTTGGGATTATTTTGTATATTTTTAAAAAATGCTTCAGCGAGAGTTCTCATTTCTTCTTTATTTTTATTATCGTTTGGTTTGAATGTAAATGTTTTGGAACAAAAAATATTATTTTCTAACCATTGAACATTAAAATTAGTATTTGATTTATGATTATTACATGATAATTTAGGAAATCCTGAAGCACGTAGACATAAAATATGTTCTTGATTTACAGTATATTTTTCACCTTTTACTGGAACAATGTCATACATTTTATCGCGACCTCTTGCTAAAGAAGTCACTGTTCTAGGCGTAGAATCATCTCCCATTAATAAATCTCCAACTTTAATATCTTCTATTAATTTTATTTCTCCATTTGACATTATAATTTGCGTGCCTTTTTTGTGACATTTCCCCGCACCTAAACCGTGGTATAGTAATAATCCACGATATGGTGTAAATAGATTCAAATAGTCCCTTACAATTTTTTGATGTGTTAAAAGAGAAAACCCTGCATCTTCTTTATTATCTTTACCGATTGTGTCACAAGAAATATTTGCATTCATTTTTTCTAGTTCTTTTTTGTATGGTTCAAATAAAGAGTTTATAAAATTTACAAAAATCTCACGATTGTTCATGTAATAACTAGAAACCTTTATGATAACAGGAGGTTCTTTCTTTGCTAATCTTTGAGATAAAGGTGTGTCGCCGATTTCTACTACATTTTCTGGTCCTAATACTGCAATACCTCTTTCTATTTTTTGAGTAGTACGTCCCCTTTTAGGCATTTTCGCAGGTTCTGGTTCATTTTTTTCAGTAATAACATCAGCCTTCTCTACACCAGGTAATTCTTCTGCGTTGATTTTTTCATTATCTTCGTCTTCTTCAATTATAAGAAGAGTTTTTTTTGCCATTTTTTTTACCTTTTTAGCAGGTACAGGTAAAGGCATTGGTTCAGGTGCAGGTATTGGTTCTATTTGTTTAGTTGCTTCCACATTTTCTAATAATGGTTTAACTCTAACTTTCGTTTTTTTATTTTCAGCCAATTTTAATAAAAAATCATTACGATTATAATGTTTATTATTTTCGTCTATGATTACCATTTTAGTTGCCTCTTTTTGTTCTTGTTGTTCTGGTATTTCACCTTCTTCTAGTGGTCTAATAGCGACTACAACAGGTTTTAATTCATTTAAAATTGGTTTAGACATTAATTTTTGTTTTATTTTTTCTAAAGGATTCATTTGTTAATGCTTATATAATTTAAATAGAATAAATTTATGCTTTTATATTTATTCTTCACCAATTTCACATAGTTCCATATTTCCATTATTTTCTTCAATAAAATTGATTGCCTCATTACAAGCAATTTGTTCGGCCTTTCGTTTGATTTTGTGTTGTCCTTCTCCCATAAATAAAAATATTTTACTATTTTCTGCAACGAAATCATGAATAGATTTATAGGTTTTAAAATAAGAAATATGAACAGAATCATTATGTGTTACACTGTGAATTGGTTGACCTAGACATAAATAAACACCCATTTTGTATCCTAATTCAGTATCGTGTTCAATTTCTAAATAATGTGGCGTTACTTTGAATTCCTTTTGTATTTTCACTTGAAGAATATTTTTATAATTATCATCATTGGTAATTAAGGATATCCAATCAATATGTTTTTCAAAGATATTTTCCACAAACTTTTGTGCCATTTGAAATCCTGGACCAGTTACAAACATACTTTGAAACCAACCATCCTGATCTTTCACTGTAATTTTATTAAAATCTAAGAATAGTGCTCCTAAAAATGACTCAAATAAACAACCCAATTTTTTTAAATTGGTCCGAATTTTTTTTTCCTCTGCGTGTTTAGATATAATTAACCATTTGTGTAAACCCATCTCTAATGCAATTTTTCCAATAGCTTCGTTTTTAACAATAGCTATTTTCTTTTCTGTCATAAATCCTTCATTTTCCTTGGGAAATCGTCTGTACAAATAATATTTTGTAACCAATTCTAAAATACCATCTCCTAAAAATTCAAGACGTTCATTGGATTTACTGCTTAATGGCATACAATCTGAAGGACGTTCTACAATAGTTATGTTTTGTGCAATATTTTCAAAATTAGGTCTCTTTGTATAAGATCTATGAACAAATGCGCGTTCATAAAGTGCCATATTATTTATTGTAGGAGGTATGCCATATTTAGAAAGAATTTGTTTTACTTCATCTATTGTGATCTTAATATTTAACGGATTAAATGGATTAAATATTAAGCCCTCTTCAGTTTTAATGATGTCATCGTCATGAGCTATTTTATTATCTGTCATTACGTTGTATATACTTCTGATCATGGCTTTAAGTGGGTTTGAGAATTATTTAAGCGCAATTAATATATTATTTTTTAGAAAATAGCTTAAATAAAATGGTTTGTAATATATATGGAGGACAATGAAAACTGGATAAAGATTGACGGTTTTGAAAATTATGAGGTTAGTAATTTAGGTAGAGTAAAGAATATAAAAACTGGTAGACTTTTGAAAAATTGTATATCAGGCGGATATGTTATAGTTGGAATGTCCAAAAATAGCAAAGTAAAAACATTTCCAATTCATAGACTTGTAGCATTAGCATTCATATCAAACCCTGAGAATAAACACCACGTTAATCATATTGATAAAAACCCATTGAATAATAATGTTACTAATCTTGAATGGAATACACCTTTAGAAAATAATTTACATAAATGCAAAGGATTAATTCAAACAACAAATCAAAATAAATCTGTTTACAGAATTGATAAAAATACAAATAACGTAATAGAAAAATATGACTCTATTGAAACTGCAGGTATATGGTTATATAATAATAATTTAGCAAAAAATGTTCATTCTGGTAGAACAAATGTAAGTAATGCAATAAGAGGAATATATAAATCATCATTTGGTTATAAATGGCGATTGGAAGAACAAATTTCTTATGAAAATGAGATATGGAAAGAAATTAAAATAGAAGGTTTTAAATGTGATAATTACTACATATCTAATTTAGGAAGATTCAAAAATAATAAGGGAATTATTATGAAATATTATAAACCACATCATAGTGGATATATTTATGTAAGAGTTAATAAACAAAAATTTTCTTTACATCGTCTGGTTGCTTTAATGTTCATTCCTAATATTGGAAATAAATGTTTTGTTAATCATATTGATGGTAATAAAACAAATAATTGTTTAGAAAATTTAGAATGGGTAACTTGTTCCGAAAATAATAAACACAATTATACTAACAATATCAAGAAAAAATATACTAGGCCAATTATACAATATGATTTAGAAATGAATGAACTTAATAAATTTAATTCAATAAAAGAGGCAGGAGATATTTTGAATATTTGTACAAGTGGAATAAAAGCCGTTTTATATAAGAAACAAAAAACTTCCAAAAATTTTATTTTCAAATATTTAGAGGAATAAAATATTTTTAACACACAACTATAATAAATAAAATATTTTTGTAGTATATAAAAATGGTACTGATGAATTCAAGTAAAAGCGCCAGGAATGCCGCTAGCATATGCAATAGAACGAACGTGTGCGGTGGAACTGCCAAAAAGGCCGGCATCGTTTCTCGTCAGGGGTTTTTCATGCAAAGTAATCCTACATTAAGAAGAGCCCCACAATCTCTTCCAACAAAATGTGTTCCAAATTTCACTATTCAAACACAAAAATACGGATACAGAGCCACTATTGGTGGTAATATGGGTTAAACATAGTATTAAATAAAAATACTATTTAGTAATAAAATAATTTAATAACAATTTATTAAACTATTTAATCATTGGAAATGTTTATTAAAATAGATTATCGTGAGAAGGAATTACAAGAAAAAATATTGTTTTACATCTCTAATATTCCTAGTTTTAAGAATCTAAAAGTTTTGACAGAAAATTTGCCTATTGGTGATATTATAATTTGTAATAACAATGAAGATATTTTAATAATAGAGCGAAAAACTGTTGCTGATTTATTATCCAGTATAAAGGATGGTCGCTATGAAGAACAATCCTTCCGCTTAAATGGTAATACTCTACACAATCATAACATTATGTATTTAATAGAGGGAGACATGAATAAAATGAATATGTTTAGAGAATCTAAATTTGAAAAACTCACATTATATTCTGCCATTTTCTCTCTCAATTATTACAAAGGATTCTCCGTGATAAGAACATTTAATTTAGATGAAACAGCTTTATTTATATGCAACTGTACAATGAAATTAATGAAGGGTCAAACTGTAGATAGAAAAGGTTTTTATTCTAATAAACCTATCTCAAAAAATAAAAGCGAAGAACCTATTGAAAACGAAGTTTGTAGTGATAATTTAATTGAAATTGAACATATTGAAGAAAACACTACATCAAATAGCAAAGAAGATAAAAATTATATAAGTGTTGTTAAAAAAACAAAAAAAGAAAATATTACAACAGATAATATTGATGAAATTATGTTATGTCAAATTCCAGGTATCAGTACAAATACAGCGATTCATATAATAGAAAAATTCAAAACTATTGTAAATTTAATAAAATCTTTAGAAGAAAATGCAAATTGTTTAAATGACATTTGCTATACAAATAATAAAGGTCAAACCAGGAAAATAACAAAAACTTCCATAACAAATTTAATAAAATTTTTATTAAAAAAATAATAATCTAAAATAGAATTATATGGACAAACAAATTCTTAATTTACTTTTAGTACTCTTCATTTGTTTTATTGCTTATTACATATTTAGAAATTTAAATTTTAAAGAAGGGTTAGAAAATAATACTCCGTCTGTTTCTAGTTCCAATGGTATTGCAGGCAGTGCAAAAAATTATGCTGCAAATATTAAATCTGTTACTATTAAAAATCTGGATGAATTATTAATTAGTAAATATAGAAGTGATTATGAAAATACAATATTAAATGTAGATGATTTAATAAATACTATGATGTTAAAAACAGTATTAAATATTGATAATTCTAATCCAATGCCATCTTTTGCCAAATTAAATGAATTAAGCACTGCAAAGACTGCATTAAATAACGTAATGAAATTTGTAGACTCTACTAAGTAATTATATTATATTATTTTACGTGACAAATGCAACTGTAAAATAATATTTTTGTATTAAACCCTAATCATAACTTCATTGTCTTTATAATATCCCTGATCAATTAATGATTGTGTAAATTCAGATCCACCCCAATTAGTATCCATTGGATTAGGACTGTATAACATGTGTTCTTCTTTACTAATAATTTTGTCTAAAGGTGTAGTTGTACCTAGATAGTATCGTGAAGGATCAAATGCTGGATAAGAATTTTTATTATAAGGTGGGTCATTTCTTGTGGCGTCTACTAATAATGTAGGGTTGGGTGGTGCACGTTGAGTTATATTTACATTCAAAGAATCCTCTTTAATTAAGTTACCAACAGAACTACCAATACTCGGCGCCATATTACCCTGTTCACTTGGGGTTGTTGATAAAATACTAGAAGGAGGTAGACCACCTTTTAAATCAGATACACTAGGTCTTACTTTGTAAACAGAATTTCCTTGTGTATCATATGTTTGCTGTAAATAAAGAACAGGACAACGAATACCATAACTTCTTTGCCAATCTAAAAATTCTGTATAATCTTCTAAATTATCAAATTCTACGGGATTGACTCCTGGCACTTGTTTAATTTTTGAATTATATAGATAAAATCTAGAACCTTTTTGAATAAGTAAATTAGGACATCTTACTTCATTATTATTATTATTTGTTAATCCTTCATTATATTTAGGGTCACTTGTTTTTGCGTAAAAATATAATCCTATTAAAAATACTATTATAAATAATAATGTCAATAACGTCATATAATATATATATATAAATTTATATATATATTATTTATATTTTCTATTTGTATATTATAACACTAATTAAGTTAAATATTAAATGATTGTTTTACATATTGATCCTACAACAGAAAATACCGATTCTTTGAATAAATATTTGAATACAGAGAAAAATATTTTTGTATTATTTTATTTGGAAGGTTGTGGTCCATGTAATGCTACCAGACCAGAATGGGAAAAATTAGAAAATGTGTTATCGGATAAATACGATGATAATGTTATCATTGCAGATGTTGATCAATCCCTTATGAAAGAATTTAAAAATTTAAATATTGAACCAAATGGTTTTCCAGCCATATATCACATAACTAATAAAGGAAAAACGTACACAGATTATGAAGATTCTGATATTAACAACAAAGATAGAACTATTGACTCCTTTGTAGAATGGATTGATTCTACAATATCTCCAAATGAAATGCGCGGGGGTAAATGGACACTAAAATATAAAAGAATGATTAATTGCAAACATCCCAAAGGGTTTTCTCAAAAACAACATTGTAAATATGGAAGAAAAAAAATAAATTTATTTAAAAGAAAAACTAAGAAATTGAAATCAAGTAAAAAACGTAAGACACACAAAAGAAAATAATTTTCCAAAAATTTACACATAATTTTCCTTTGCATAACCAATAACTGCGCATGCAATTCTTTTTCCTGCGTGTCCAGTTGTCAAACTATCTGTCTCATTACCCAACCCACAGTCATCCGGTTCTGCGTGAATTATCAATCCACGACCAATAATATTAGATTTTGTTCCACGTAATTTTATACAATCGTCTACCATAGTATAATTCGCTTCTCCTTTTGAGTTAGTTTTAAGATTACCCAAATCTCCAACGTGTCTTTCTTTCATACCTGGACAACCATGTGTCTTGTTATAAGGATTAAAATGTGCACACATACTAGTACATTGATCCGTTAAATCTCCAGCTTCATGAATATGAAACCCATGCAAACTATTTTTATTAAGTCCATTAATATGGATACGAATAATTACATTGTGATTATCTAAATCTTCTACAAAATGAACAACACCTTTTATTTTATCTGAATTAAAAACTGCTACCGCTATAATTGGTTTACCACTCATATATTATAAATAAACTATTTATTTATAATATTTTAGTCTAAATAAAATAAAAATGAAAAGGATAAAATGAGATAAAATTATGATACAATATATATTAAATAAAATGGAACACATTTTCAGAGTTTTTGATTTCAATGTTTACAATCAAACAGAATGTGCAAACAGTGATTCAGGAAGTGATGTTAACAAACCAAAAACGGATTCATCTGAGTTTATTATTCAAATGTTTGGATTAAATGAACGAGGTGAAACATGTTCAATACGTGTAGAAGAGTTTAAACCATTCTTTTATCTTATGGTAAATGATAAATGGAACACTGTAACGAAAAATAACTTTCTCACATTTATCAAAAAAAAGATTGGAAAATATTATGAAAATTCTATTACCGAATGTTTAATTATTAAACGTAAAAAATTATATGGTTTTGACGGAGGAAAAGAACATAAATTTATCAAATTAGAATTTAAAAATATGAATGTTTATAATAAAGTCAAAAATTTATGGTATACTGATTATAACAAAGGTCACAAACTATTTAAAGATGGATTATCTTTTGAAAATACAAATATAAAATTGTACGAAGCAAATATTCCACCATTACTTCGTTTATTTCATATCCGTGATATTAGTCCATCTGGTTGGATAGCAATGCCAAAAAATAAAACTATTGAACTTACTTCTGATAGTAAGCAAACAACATGTAATTATGAATACATTGTAAATTATAAACATATTATTGCATTAAATGATAAGGAAACTCGGGTTCCTTATAAAATAATGAGTTTTGATATAGAAGCCAGTAGTAGTCATGGAGATTTTCCGGTTCCTATAAAATCCTACAAAAAATTAGCAACCAATATTATTGAATATTTTGAAACTCTTAAAATGGATATAACAAAAGAACTATGTAAAAATATATTGCAACGAATTATATTGACTGCTTTTGGATATGAAAATATGAACAACATAGATTTAGTATATCCAAAAAATGTACCAAAAACAAAAGAAGATGTAGAAAATATGTGTGAAAAATGGTTGGAAACTAGTGTACGTACAGTAAATAAAAACACTAATACAAATACAGAGTCTCTAACTATTGAAGAAATGTTTGAAAAAATGAATCATTTGGAGGAAGGCGAAGATGAATATGAATATAATCATAAGAAACATATTAAACAATACAATGACGTCAAAGCTACTATTGTAGATATTTTATGTGATAAAAATTATGAACGCGAAGGCAAACTATTTGAATTGAACAATTCTTTAAATATTAATTTTCCAAAATTAGAAGGTGATAAGGTAACATTTATTGGTTCCACATTTATGAATTATGGAGATAAAGAACCATATAAAAATCATTGTATTGTTTTAAATAGTTGTTCTAATATTCCAATTCAAAACAGTATAGTTGAAAGTTATGATACAGAACGCGAAGTATTATTAGCTTGGCAAAAACTGATTCAAAAAGAAAATCCAGATATTGTTATTGGTTATAATATATTTGGGTTTGATTATGAGTTCATGTTTAGGCGCGCGGAAGAAACTGGTTGTGTAAATGAATTTTTAAAATTATCACGAAACAATGATGAAGTTTGTGGTACAAAAGACAAAGAAACCAATAGAATAAAAATTGAAGAAAGCACTATACAAATTGCTAGTGGGCAACATGATTTAAAATTTATCAAGATGAATGGTCGGTTGCAAGTAGATTTATATAATTTCTTCCGACGAGAAGAAAATTTAACTTCGTATAAATTGGACTATGTCGCAGGTCATTTTATAGGTGATTATATTAAAAGTTTTGAACATACTGGTTTTAAAACAGAAATTAAAACTACCAATTTAACCGGATTATTAGAAGGAAGTTTTATTCACTTAGAAGAAATTGGACATTCTGTTGATTATTATGAGGATGGTGCAAAATTCAAAGTAACTTCTATAAATAAAGAAGAATCTAAATTTAAAATTGATGGACTCATTAACCCAGATATGAATAAAAAGGTTCGTTGGTGTTTAGCAAAAGATGATGTAACACCAAAAGATATTTTTAGAATGACAAACGGAACTGCCGATGACAGATCAGTCATTGCAAAATACTGTATTCAAGATTGTAACTTAGTTCATTATTTATTCAACAAAGTAGATGTTTTAACTGGTTTTATAGAGATGGCTAAAATTTGTAGTGTACCAATCAACTTTTTGGTAATGCGAGGTCAAGGAATAAAACTTACCAGTTATGTTGCAAAGAAATGTCGGGAAAAACGTACATTAATTCCTGTTATTGAAAAAGGAGATTTAGATGAAGGGTATGAAGGTGCAATTGTCTTAGATCCCAAATGTGATTTATATTTGGACAATCCAGTTGCATGTGTAGATTATGCATCTTTATATCCGAGCTCCATGATTAGTGAAAATCTTTCACATGATAGTAAAGTTTGGACGCATGAATATGATCTATCTGGAAATTTAATAGAAGAATGGGGTGAAAAAGATGATGACGGAAAGTTTATATATGATAATTTACCTGGTTATGAATATGTAAATATAACATACGACACATTCAAATATATACGTAAAACGCCAAAATCTGCCGCTGAAAAAGTGAAATCAGGAACAAAAATATGTAGATTCGCACAATTCCCAGAAGGAAAAGCTATTATGCCTTCTATTCTAGAAGAACTATTGATTGCTAGAAAATCAACCCGTAAATTAATACCACAACAAAATGATGAGTTCATGAAGAATGTATTGGACAAAAGACAATTAGGGTATAAAGTAACTGCAAATTCATTGTATGGTCAATGTGGTGCTAAAACAAGTACATTTTATGAAAAAGACATTGCGGCTTGTACTACTGCAACAGGTAGACTTTTATTAACATATGCTAAAAAAATTATAGAAGAATGTTATGGAGATGCGATTTGTAATACAAAAGATCACGGTCCGGTTTTAACAAAAGCCGAATATATATATGGCGACAGTGTTGCAAATTACACACCTGTTTATGTAAAACATAATGGAATAATTGATATTGTTACAATTGAAAATTTAGCTGAAAAATATGGTAATAATAAATGGGTTACTTGTACAGAACCTGGAAAACAAGAAAAAGAGTTTTGTGAATTAGAAGGTATTGAAACATGGAGTGATAAAGGTTGGACAACACTACATCGCGTTATAAGACATAGTCTAGCTCCTCATAAAAAAATGGTAAGGATTTCTACTGATCAAGGGTTAGTAGATGTTACAGACGATCATTCCTTATTAGATATTTTTGCTAATCCTATTACACCAAATGATCTTACAGTTGGAACTCCTCTTCTACATAATTGTTTAAATGATATTTGTATTGATAATCCATACATACAAAATAATTCTATTTATATTTATCATTGTCAAGATATTATTAATGCTGCAAAATATATTAATTATTTAAATAGTAAAAATCATTTTGAATATCATATTACAGCAGAAAAAGATAATTCTGTAATAATAATACTTGACAAGTTGAAAAAAAGTAGTAAAAATATTACAAAAATGCAAGAAATACAATATGAAGGATATGTATATGATTTAACAACCGAAAATCACCATTTTGCTGCTGGAATAGGAAACATAATTGTTCACAATACGGACTCGGTATTCTTCACATTTAATTTACAGACTCCAGAAGGTAAACCTATTCGTGGTAAAGAAGCATTAGAAATTACTATTGAATTGGCGCAAGAGGCAGGACATTTAGCATCTAGTTTACTAAAAGGTCCACATGATTTAGAATATGAAAAAACCTTCATGCCATTTTGTTTGCTATCCAAGAAAAGATACGTGGGCATGCTTTATGAAACAGATCCTAATAAGTGTAAACGTAAAGAAATGGGTATTGTATTAAAAAGACGAGATAATGCTCCTATAGTAAAAGATATTTATGGTGGTATAATAGATATTTTAATGAAAGAACAAAACATTAGTAGAGCAATAGAATTTTTACAAACATCATTACAAAATATAGTAGATGAAAAATATCCTATGGATAAATTAATTATCACAAAATCATTACGTTCAGGTTATAAAAATCCACAATCAATCGCCCACAAAGTACTAGCAGATAGAATAACAGCTAGAGACCCTGGTAATAAGCCTGGATCAGGAGATAGAATTCCATTTGTCTATATAAATACAAATAATAAAAAAGCTTTACAAGGAGATAAAATTGAAACCCCTAATTACATTAAAGAACAAGGGTTAAAAATTGACTATTCGTTTTATATAACAAATCAAATAATGAAACCTGTACAACAAGTATTTGCACTTGTTCTTGAGAAAATTTGGGAGTTACAAAAGAAAAAAATAACAAAACTATCTTTGTATAAAAAAGAAGTAGAATCTATTAAGAAAAAATATAAAGGTGAACCTGATAAGTGTCTATGTAAAATTGAAGATTTAAGAAATAAGGAAATAAAAACCTTATTATTTGATAAATATTTGAGGGAAACAAATAATGAAAAACAAGGTGTAACAAGTATTACTAAATTCTTTATGTTAACAAAAAAAATATAACATTGTAAAATTATATAAAATACAAATAATGGCTTATATAATTTAATTTAATTAGATTAATTAGTAAAATAAGAAACTATGGTATAAAACATTTTTCTTACACTAAATAAATTATCGTCATGTAATTCTTTTTTATCATCATCGGAAGTGCTACTTGTAACACTAGTATTGTCACTATTTATTTCATCATCGCGATCAAGAATATAGTGATCAATTTTAAAATTATTATTATTATTACGTAAATATAAATAATATTCATATAAATCTGGTTGAAAAACTACATATTCTTCAAAACCTTTTGCTTGATACCAGTCTAATATGAATTTTTCTTTTTCTAATTTGCACAAAATAGATCGTATACTTCTTTTATGATTTTTAGATATTTCTTGAATAGACAAATTTAATAATTCATATTCTCTTTGTAATTGAATGATCTCATTTATAGTCCATTTTTTATAATGTCTTGGATATTCTTCCATTATATATGAATTACAACGTAAAACCTTTATATCTTTTGAAATAAATCATTTTTATCTTCGTGGTTCTCTCCTTCTATTTAATGGATATAATAATGTCAATAAAGAAGTATTGTCTATAACATTATCTGTATTATTTCCTGACAAATCTAAATAAGTTTCATTAAATAAATTTTCTAATATATTATTCAATGACGGATTAATATTCCCTCTTGTTTGTGAAGTAAATCTACTTGTATTGTTTACATTAATATTATTATTATTAGTATTTGTGTTATTATTAGTATTTGTGTTATTATTAGTTGTGGTGTTAATTTCATTTTCTTCATCACTTATACTTTCTTCTTCTGTAGTACTTATATTTGCATTATTTGTATTAACCCTATAATCTCGTATATCATATCTACAAACAGGACATTTACAGTTACTATCAAACCATGACATTAAACTATTTGTATTAAATATATGTCTACAGTGTCTTATCATAGTAACATTGGATGTATCTGTAAAAGTTTCCAATGAAATAGGACAACTATTATTAATCGGATCTAGAATATCTCCATAAACTATATTCCTAGTAGCATTTTGAATTTGTACTTGTGTTGGAGATATATTTACTGGTTCTAAAAAAGAATGTAAAATTCTTGAAAATTGATTTGTGAAATTTGGATTTGAAAAATTATTACGATTACTAGAATTTCTCTCTGTGTTTGAAGTTGGTAATGTAAATAATTGCATATTATCTAAATAGTATGGTATATTATCAATAAACATTCTTCGTTGATTAGTGTAACTATTTGTATTATTTATATTGACGTTATTACTGTGTCTATGTCTATTAGAAGTAGAATTATTATTTCTTCTCCTATTATTCATAATACTCATTAATGTACCAATAATTTCATCATTATGATCCATTAAATGGTGTATAATTCTTAAATTGTCATTATAAATAGAATTCAAAATATTAATAAATAAAATATCAGAGTTACTCAAATCATTGAATGTATTACTTGCCATATTATAATATATAGGAAAATATTATTTTAAATATTAACTTTAAAATAAGTTTAAATATATAACAATATTTTTAAAGTAAAGTTAAATGAGTGAACAAACAATTGAAAATTATAATAATTACAAAAATAAAGGCTTGAGTGGTTTAGCTAATTTAGGAAATACTTGTTTTATTAATTCATGTATGCAAATCTTATCTCACACATATGAATTAAATGAGTTATTAAATAATGAAATAGTTTTAAAAAAAATTCAAGTAAAATACGATTCAGCTACCTTAGTGGAATGGAACGCTTTAAGAAAAATGTTATGGGATACTAATTGTATAGTAAGTCCTAATAAGTTTATCAAAACTATTCAAGCAATCGCTCAAATGAAATCTATTTATAATTTTGCAGGTTTTGAGCAGAATGATGTGGCAGAGTTTATTTTATTTTTGATAGATTGTTTTCATAACTCATTGGCGAGAGAAATAAAAATGCATATATCAGGAACTCCCGAAAATGAAACTGATCAATTAGCTATTAAATGTTTTAATATGATACAAAAAATGTATACAAAAGAATATTCAGAAATATGGAATATTTTTTATGCAGTTCATGTTTCCGAAATAATATGTATAGATACAGGTAAAGTAATACGTCAAAATCCTGAACCTTATTTTATGATTGATTTACCTATTCCATTAGGTAATACAACCCCAACTTTAATAGATTGTTTAAACTTATACATTGAAGGCGAAGAGTTAAAGAATGAAAATGCGTGGTTAAATGATGAAACAAAAGAATTGATGAATATTAGAAAAAAAATATCTTTTTGGTCATTTCCAAATATTTTAGTAATAGATTTTAAAAGATTCAATTCCAAAAATCAAAAGAATCAAATTTTCATTGATTTTCCATTGGATAATTTAGATTTGTCTAATTACGTGATAGGTTACAAAAAAAAATCATATGTATATGAGTTGTATGGTATATGTAATCATAGTGGTACAGTTTTTGGCGGCCATTATACCAGTTATGTAAAAAACGCAAATGGGAAATGGTATCATTACAATGATACAAGTGTAGTAGAGGTGTCATCAGTAGAAGCAATGGTTTCGGCAAAAGCGTATGTTCTATTTTATAGAAAAAAATTTTAATTACTCATATTATATACTCTATATATAATATATATTATGGAAGTAAATACTACATCAACTGCAGATCCACTGAATATGTATAATTATTTAAATAACTTAGTTTTGAATCCAGTAATTTTCATTATATTAATATTAATAATAATACTTTATTTAATATTCTTTTCATCTTTAGGAAATACTAATGAACAATTTGTTTCAGAACCAACTAATAACACGCAAAGCTTTTTAGGTTTTTTCATAATAATTGTGGTAATTATTTTTATTCTAGTAAATAGTTTTCAATATTTTTTTGGAATAAGTGCAACCGCTTATTTAAAAAACTTGTTTACAAATCAACCACATGTTGATATAGTTGTAAATCAAAAAGCCAAAATAGATGAAAAAAATGAACAATTAAAAAAAGAACTTCACAAAAAAAAATTTAGAAAACAAGTGTTTAATATTCCAGGTAATCATTACACATATGATGATGCAAAAGCAGTATGTAAATCCTTCAATGCTGAATTAGCCAGTTATCAACAAATAGAATCATCATACAAACATGGTGGCGAATGGTGTAATTATGGATGGTCTGATGGTCAAATGGCATTATTTCCAACACAACAAAATACTTATAATAATTTACAAAATATTAAAGATCATGAACACGATTGTGGACGTCCTGGTATTAATGGTGGTTATATTGCAAATCCAGATATTAAATTTGGTGTAAATTGTTATGGAATTAAACCACCTATGACGCAAGATGAAGAAGAATTAATGAAAATTGCATCTCCATATCCTAGAACAATAAAAGACATTGAGTTTCAAAAAAAAGTGGATCATTGGAAAAGTAATTTAAAAGATATATCAGTGTCTCCGTTTAATTACAAAATGTGGGAAGAAGTATAACTTTATGAGTGATCCATTAAAATAACTGTTTTTACTAGTAAAAATTGAATATTATAAAAAAATAAAGATAATAAAAATATTATTAAAATAAATTTACTATTAAATAATGAATAAATATTATTAAAAATTGTTCTAATAGTATTGCTCGTAATATCATATTCATCTAATGGTTTAGACTCATTTTTTGTCATTAATATTAAGCAAATTGGACATTTATGATTTTTAATATACCATATATCTAAACAATAATAGTGGATCCAACCATCACATAAGCATGCCTTTATATAGAGATCATTACGTAATTTTATACAGTCCGTTTCCGTTTTATCTTTAATTTCTAAACAAATCAAACAATCATTATCTTTTTCTTCAATGGAATCTTCGGAATCTTTGAAATTATTTAATTCATCTAAATCTTCTAATTTTTCAAAATAATGATTAGTTGTGTGAAAATACATATTGATTTATATAATTTATATAAATTATATAAATTATAGTTTTACTTTGATTAATTTACTTTGTTTTTCTTCTATTTTTTTTGGAAATACTGTTTTTATTTTTTGTGGATGAAAAAATGTGAAGATTTTTCTTAGTAACAGATTTTTTATTTGAAATATTACTTTTTATTTCATTTTCATCTGCTCTCGCCATATTCACTAATTTATCATGTATTGTGTCTTCTATAATATCATCTTCTTTTTCGTCAGTATTATGTTGATATTTTAAATTATTATCGCCACCTTCATATACAACACCATTTTTATAATTATAAGAGAGAGTCCAGTTAGGTACAACTAAATTATTGAATAAATCAGAAACTTTATTGATAGAACTTCCGCCCGATTGTATTGAATTAATATTATTATGATTTAATGTTAAAATTGGCGACAAACCATTTTTCATCATTATTGAATTTACACTGAAACCACTACTATGGATTTCACCGTCATTATTATAAATTAATTCATCAGGACCAATATAATTCATATTATTCATATATTATAATGTGAAATATTATTTAATTACTTATTATAATATCGCTTTAATTCATTTACAATCTTATATTCTCTATTCTTTTTAATATAATTTAAAATGGTATTTACTTGATCTGTATTTTTAATTATTTCTCCTAAAGATTTTTCAATATGTTTAAATGTTAATGGTGAAATCATTTTACTGTTCACAAATTTTAGTTTTCCATCATTTATTTCTATTGTTGAATTAGATAAATTATTTTTAGATGCATATTGCGTTAATGATTCTTCAATAAGATGTTTTTTTTCACGTAATTCTTTTATTTTTTCACTATAAATCTTAAGTTGATTATCTAATAATATCCATTGATTAATTGTTTGTTCAAAATTCATTTATAAAATAATATTATAATTTAAATAATTATGAATATCCAAACACAAACTATTTTTACTTTAAATAATGGCAATTCTATTGGAGATAATAATACAAATAATACAAATAATACAAATAATACAAATAATACAAATAATACAAATAATACAACATGTAAAAAAGTATGTTTATTTACTAATGCACGTGATGAAAAACATATTAAAGAATGGGCTGCTCATCATTTATTACTTGGATTTGATAAAATAATTATTTATGATCATAAATCAAAAATACCACTCGTCAAGGTATTTAAAAATTTTGATAAACGTGTAAAAATAATTAATGTATCATATATCAATAATTCCGTTAAAACTACATTAATGAACAAAGCACGTGATATTGCCAATTTTCTAAAGATGGATTGGATGATTTATTTAGACGCAGATGAGTTTATTATTTTAAATAATAAATTTACAGGGGTCAAACATTTCTTATCCGTTTATAATCATGCTGATTCTTTAGGGATTAATTGGCTATTTTTTGGTTCTAATTATTTGAAAAAAGATCCTGACGGATTAATGTTAGAAAGTTATACTAGGTCTGAATTACGTTTAAATGATCATTTGAAATCATTTGTTCGTCCATCACAAATAATAAATGCGGGAAATCCACATTATTATGTAATCAAAAATAAAAAGAAATATTATGGGATAAATAATTCAACAATTAATGACCCATATCACAGTAATGATTATGCAATTGAATATTATAATTCACCTATTTACATAGCACATTATTTTTATCAATCAGAAGAAACTTTTACTAATAGAAAATTATTACTACCAAGAGACGATACAGGAACTTTTAGAGAGAAAAATAATCTTTCAGAAATACATAAACATTTTAACTCTGATGAAAATAATCAACCTAAAAACATGTACGCTGAAAGGGTAAAGACATTTTTAATAATGTATGATAACGAGTATTAATATTATGTATTTTAATCAATAATATTAATTTATTTATGCTATAATAAATTTATTTTTTCTTATAATTTTGTTGCATTCCTAAAATTCCAAAAGGAACGATTGCTTCGTTTAGTACAGGACCTAAAAAACCTCCTTTCAGTGATTTATTTTTTTTGTAATTTTGTTGCATTCCTAAAATTCCAAAAGGAACGATCGCTTCATTCAATACCGGTCCTAAAAATCCTCCTCGTAGTTTTTTATCCTTTTTGTAATTTTGTTGCATAGCCATTATTCCAAAAGGAACGATCGCCTCGTTTACCAATGGTCCAATAAATCCTCCTCTTGCTTTTTTAGTATGAGATTTATGAGATTTATGTGTTTTACTACTTCTTTGTCTTCTTTTTCTAGAACCAGCACTTTGAATCAAAGATAAGTCTTTTGGTACTCCAACAACATTGGAATTTTGTCCTTGAGCACCAATTAATGTATTTCCGGGTACCGATGCATAAGGCCCAGCTTGTGAAAATGTTCTGTCAAATTGGGCATTAGCGTCACCATTTACTGCAACATTATATGAACTTGCGGAACTGTAAGATCCACCTTTTGTATGTTTTCTACTGTATCTTTTTCCCATTTATATATTAACGAACTAAAATAATTTATTGAATATGCTAAATAATGTATTTAATTAGTAAATAATTTATTTCTTAAAATAAATAACAAAATTAATAATATTATTAATATCATGATAAATATCATAAAAACCAAAATTACCGTAATATAAATATAAGGATTAATTTCATATAGAATAAAATCTAAAACTGGTTTTAGTAATAGTTTACACTCTTTTTTTACATCTTCTCTCTTTAAAATATCTAAACATTGTTGAACAATGGTTTCTTTCATAAAAGAGATTATTATTTTATATAAATTATATAAATTATATTATTGGTAATTTAATTTATATTATATATTGCGTCTTATAAATATTTAAAAAATATAGTATTGAAATAATATGGATAATATTATTGAGCCTAATAATAATTTTGATTTTTCTAAATTATCTTTAGCACATCCAATTGGTATTCAAGGGGGTGCTTATTTTACAAAAATATTGTACAATAATAAACCATTATATATACAAACCACAAACAGTTTAACACGACAAGGGTTTGTAAAATCTGGAAAAAAATATTATTGTGATCTTATGTTTGACAATAACTCTGAATCCTTGATTCAATGGTTTGAAAATTTAGAAGAAACTTGTCAAAAATTAATATTTGACAAAAGTGAATCGTGGTTTCAAAATTCACTTGATAAAAATGATGTAGAAACCGCTTTTAACTCAGTTGTACGTATATACAAATCAGGAAAATATTATTTAGTAAGAACAAATATAAAAATTGGTGCAAATAATGAACCAATTATAAAGATTTACAATGAAAATGAAATTCCCCTTTCTATTGAAGACGTTAAAGAGGATACCAACATTATATCTATTTTAGAAATACAAGGCATAAAATTTACATCACGTAATTTTCAAATTGATATTGAATTGCGACAAGCAATGGTTTTAGATAATGAACCGTTATTTGATAATTGTTTAATTAAAACTTATAATTCTAATAAGATTCAAAAACAAGATAATTCTTTAGTTAATGCAGACAATGATTCTTTAGAAAAGAATACTTTATCTGGTGCATCCACTATTTTGAAAATAAATACCATTTCGGATACCGATGATAACAATATTAGCAACATTGACAATACTAACAATGATATTACCGAAAATAATATGAATAATGACAATAATATGAAAATGGAAGTAGATTTAGAATTAGATTTAGGAGAAAAACTAGATAACGACAACGAAAAATTTATTACAGAAGAACTACAAGATAATCTTGAATTAAAAGAAGTAGATCTAAACTTCTCTTTAGAAGATGATAATTTAGAAAGTTCTGAGAATGATACAATAACTTTAAAAAAACCCAATGAAGTTTATTATGAACTTTATAAAGCAGCAAGAGAAAAAGCTAAATTGGCTAAGAAAAATGCTATTATTGCATATTTAGAAGCAAAAAATATTAAGAAAACGTATATGATTGATAATTTAGATGAAAGTGAAAGCGATATAGATGCTGAAATTGATGAAGTTTCAGAAAGTGAATTGGAAGACTTTTAAATAATAAATATTATTGTTGTTGTTATTATTTTTAAAACAAAGATTTTAGGATAATACTTTTATTTAAATGAATGTTTAGAATAAATTAATATGTATTCTAAAAATTATTTTATCATTAATTTTATATAATGAGCGTATCTCTAAAAAAGCTATGGAACGATTATGGTATTGGTGCAATTTTAGTTCTTATAATTATTGCCTATGTTGTTAGTTTATTTACTAATTATTTATCCTCAAAAGGTTCATATGGTTATGAATCTAATGATACTATGCCACAACAATACAAGAATCCATCATCAGGAGATTCCAACCCTTCTGAAACTGGATATAATGTATTAGCATCAGATTCATCTGGACACAATGAATCATTTTCATCTGCAAACGGTATCCAAACCAGTATGCAAGGTCTACCTCCTTCATGTTCTCAAACAAATATGCAAAATCCATCTGAACTTTTACCAAAAGATGTAAATGATCAATGGGCACAATTGAACCCATCTGGTAAAGGTGAATTGTCAAATGTTAACTTGTTGAAAGCTGGATACCATATTGGTATTGACACAGTTGGACAAACTTTGAGAAATGCAAATCTTCAAATCCGTTCAGAACCACCTAATCCTCAATTATATGTAGGACCATGGAATCAAAGTACTATTGAACCAGATTTCATGAGACCTCCACTTGAAATTGGATCTGGACCTAAATAAATAATATAATGTTTATATAAACATATTAAACATTCTCATTGTTAATAATGTAAATATCATGTATTTATTTACACTATTCTTTATGTTTGTTTTTGTAAACTCACTTGAAACAAAAGCTAAATTTTGTGTTAACTGTAAATATTTTATACCAAATGAAAAAAATAATGAATATGGAAAATGCTCTTTATTTGTATATGAAAATTCAAAATATTTAGTTGACGGAGTTGTTCGTGACAACGATTATTACTTGTGTTCTACTGCAAGAAGTTGGCCTTCTTTGTGCGGAAAAGAAGGAACACGATATAAAAAAAAATATACTAAACGAATTATTAAAAATTAAAAATGATTTATTGTAGGACATAAAATAAAAATTATATAATTTTACATCATGGGAAATTTAATGTCTCCACATATAATGTTCAGGGATAGTACTATCAATAAAAATCAAAGAATATGTTATATATGCTCTGAATATATAAAAGAAAAAGAATTTACTATTTGCGTTCGTTGTGAAATATGCTTACATAATATATGCGAAGAAACATTTAGAACTACTAAATACTACACTATATGTCCTCGTTGTGATAGATGTGGAAGTTTAGCCTGTAAAATAATAAAATAAATGTATTTATTATATTTTTACACCTTTTAACATTTCAAATGCCGATTAATTAACGCTTAATTTAATCCATTTATCAATAGAAAACATATCTCCATACCATATTTTATTTAATTCATATTCAGGATAATAAATATTAGAAAAAAATGATAAATAACCAATTACTGCTGAAAATGAACCATGTGATAATATGATATGTTTACAAGTGCTCGCAAATTGAAATGTAGTTATTTCATCAAAATTAATTAATTGTGAAGATGGATATAATTTTAATATTTCTTTTATTATATTATTATTATTATCGTCTGTTGATATATACAAATTATCAAAAATTATATTTTTAATTGCGTTTATATAATATTTAATTCCTGGATTAAAATGTGCAACATCAGTTAATCTAATATGAATAAATAAATCATTATTTTTAGTATATCGCTCTTTAAATGGATTATTATTAATAATATTTGATTTTATTTCATCTTTATGTAAATAATTATATAACAAATTTGTAATTTCTTTTGTCTGAAAATAATTGTTATTTGGGTTCTTTTGTCTGAAAATAATTGTTATTTGGGTTTAAATTATAATTTAATTTATCAATATTGTAAATCGTAAAGTAATTATCATCTGTTAAATAATTAATATATTCATATGAATTACTACCACTAAATAATTCAATTCCTAATTTTTTAATTAAATCTTTATTCTAGTATTCAACCTTTAGATTATGTTTTTTAGCTAATAAAGAAACTGCTAAGTTTCGTATAATTTGATTTCCTAATCTACCATTACTTCCAGTTGTTGAAATCATATTCATATATATTTTATATTATATTTATATTATATCGGCATTTGAAATGTTACACCTTTTCTCATTTAAAACGCGCATTTTATAATAAAAAAAAATTGAATTATTATGATAAACAATTTATAATGAATAAAAATACGACAAAACTACTATTCAAAATGTACAAAATAAACCGCTACATTAATGATTTTGAAACTATGAAAGAAATTAAAAATTTATCATTGAACCCAAATCCAAATGCTATACATTTATTAGAAAAAAATCCTGATAAAATTTATTGGGGTTGGTTAACGATGAACCCAAGCGCTATTGATTTATTAAAAAAAAATCCAGATAAAATAAATGATTCAAATTCCCGATTTATGTTATCGCAAAATCCAAACGCTATACCTTTATTACTAAAAGACAAACGCAAAATTAGTTGGTCTGGTTTATCAAAAAATCCAAATGCTATACATTTATTAGAAGCAAAACCACAGAAAATTGATTGGGCGTTTTTATCAGAAAATCCAAATGCTATTCATTTATTAGAAGCAAATCCAGACAAAATTCGTTGGGATCATTTATCATATAATCCAAATGCTATTCATTTATTAGAAGCAAATCCAGATAAAATTAGTTGGGGTGCTTTAGTAGAAAATCCAAATGCTATACAACTAATAGAACAAAATCTGGATAGATTAAACGCTAATTGTTGGTGGCGATTATCAAGAAATCCAAATGCTATTCATTTATTAGAACAAAATCCATATGAAATTGATTTGTCAATGTTATTACGCGTATCAAGTATGCTGGATTATGATTATGAAGCATTAAAAGAACGATGTGCTATTTACAAAGAAGAATTAATGCAAATTGCGATGCATCCTTCAAGAATTCAAAAATATTTAGATATGGGAATATCTATTGACGAATTAGATAATTGTATTTAATGCGCGTTTTAAATGAGAAAAGGTGTAAAAGGAGTAAAAATATAATAAATACATAAATATAATAATTAAATAATGGGAAATTATAATTCTCTTGTGTATAATGATAAATGTTTCAATTGTAAAGAACACATTATTAAAGAAGAGATGGTTGAATGTATAAAATGTAATATTAAACTACACGAATATTGTATTAAAAATATAAACAATGATAATTGTCCAAAATGTCTAAGAAAAGGTACAATGAAACAAGATTTATACTACAAATATAAATATCAAAAATAATAATAGTTATCTGGACAATACTACCGTTATTATAAAAATAATAAGTGATTTTGTAGTGTCACTAACAGAATCTAAAATATATTTGTCGTAATCTTTGCGTAATTTCAACAAATTTTTAAAAAAATATAAATTAGATATAACAAAACCTATTAGTAATTTGTATTTTTTATTAGCATAAAATATGTTACTATGATATAATAAATTACTTGTAAAGGTTAGAGTCAATAAATTTAATGTTTTTTGAATTCCATAAAAATTGGGTATTGTATTAATATTATTTTCTTTATCTCCTTTTATATCTTTAATATCCAACAATAATTCAATATATAATGATGATAGAAATAAAAACATACTCGTAATATTAATAAGATTAGGTTTTGTTATTAATTTATCGCAATTCACTGATAAACTTTTAGATGTTAAAATAATAGTTGACGAAACAACCGTTGCACACGTGATATTTTTTATAAATAGTATTTTTTTTAAAATTGGTGTATATAAAAATAAAAGTAAATTTATTGTGAAAATATAAATATAAAAATTATTATTATTAAAAAATATTATTCCTAATAAATTTGTAATAATACTAGTAGTAACATATAAACATTGTGATTCTTTTATAGTAATTTCTTTTCTTACTAATGGTCTATTACTATTATTGATTAAATCTATTTTTAAATCAAATATATCATTAATAACCATAGAGTTCATCATCGTTAATTGTGTTATTAAAGAAAATAACCAAAAGTTTTTATTTAAAAATAATGTATACGATGGAATAGTTAACCATCCGGCCAGAGTGTTCAATAAAAATGTTGGGAACACATTATTTGTTCTTAATAATTTTTTATAAGCTGATAATTTGTTTGTGGTTGTTGATTTACTATTATCACTAATATTAAAAGATTCTTTATTCATTCTCATTAAATTATCTAATTTAGAATGTTGTATTTTAAAACTTTCAATATAATTTATTTTATTAACAATCAATAAGAAATAAAATACAGATAATTTACTATAAAAAATCATAGTACCATACATATATTTGTATTAAAATTTTTAAATTATTTATTATATTATTTTATTATAATAAGTAGTATGGAAAAACACAGTATATTATTTTACATAATTTTAGTCTTTGTGTTACTGTTATGTTTACGAATATATTATGATTCAGACGCATATAATCTAAAATGTATAATTGCATCCAAAGATGGTAATAGATATTGCGTAAGGGAAAGAGAAAAATTAGAGCTTGCTGCTAATTTATTAGCAACTGTAACCCAAAAATGTAAAGATATGGTTCAATATATGAAAGAAAAACATCCTGATGATCCACGTGTAAAAAGACTTGTAGAAGGTTTTAATCCTAAAAAAATAAGTGAAACTTTACCAACTAGCGAATTAACCGCATATAGTGAAAACAAAGGAGAAAAACTTGCCTTTTGTTTGAATACAACAAAAAATGGTAATAAATTAATAGATATAAATACTTTGACTTTTGTAGCTTTGCACGAGTTGTCTCATATTATGACAGAATCTATTGGTCACAAACAAGATTTTTGGCAAAATTTTAAATTTTTACTAACTAATGCAAAAGATGCAAAAATATATGAACCTGTAGATTATAAAAATAAACCTAAACAATATTGTGGTATGACTATCAATGATAACCCATATTATGATTTGGTATAAATAAAATAATAAATAAAATAAAAATAATAATTAATTTTCTGTATAATAATTATTATGTTAAATAGTAAAAAGTTTACTAAAAATTCCAAAGCGTTTGTTTTCAATAAAACTTCAGATAAGGTTGCCGATGTTAATTTAATAATACACGGTCAAGGGGTGTTTCTTTTTAATACTAGCGAAGAAACGTCTTTTACATTTTATAATTCTGATAAAACAGATGGATTAAAAGTGATTTTAAATTCCACAGAATTTTATGTTACACGATTATCTAATTCAAATCAATATAAATCTCAAACAAAAAAGGGGGGTCTAACTTCCAAATCTGGTGCTTATTATTGGTTTAGTTTAGACTCTCAAAATCAACGCCTACAAGCTGGTATTGGTGAACCAAGAATTGAAACAATGTGTTATTATTATCAATTTGATCAGACTGATAAACTTTGGGAAGCAAATAAAAGTTTTATGGAAAGTTTAGTAACTATTTGTTTACCTGATACAATTAGTCCATTAAAAATACTTAAGGATCCTATTACAAAAGCGACGCCTCTTCTCATTAAAGGCACTGATGAATTAACTATGGATGACGTGGCTGGCAGCGAATATTTACCAAGTGGAGCACTTTCTACTACTTCTCAAATACTTTATAATTGTGTATCTGGTAATAATTTTACATTAAACACCCCAAAATTTCCTAATTTTACAGATGCAATTGAATATAGTATTAAAACACCTGGCATGTGGTGTAATACACGTTTAAAAGAAAAGGCTACCGAATTTGGAAATAAACCGAATCCACTTGAAACATACCTGAGAATTACACTAGGACAAAACAATGGTGAGTCGCCTGGTATACCTTATGTTATGGAAATTTGGCCAATCGGTCATTATTCTCCAATACATAATCATAGCAGTGCAAATGCCATTATTCGTGTTTTAAATGGTTCTATTAATGTTTCTTTATATCCATTTTTATGCGATGATCCAGAAAGTGTTCAACCATTTTCTGTCAAAAACTTTAATGAAGGTGATATTACGTGGATAACTCCTAATCTAAATCAAGTTCATATGTTGAGGAATTTAAATACCAATAAAAAAACTTGTATTACAATTCAATGTTATATGTATGATGAAACCGATATTGTACATTATGATTATTTTGATTATTTAAGAAGCGATGATTCTAAAAATCAATATGAGCCTGATTCTGATATGGACTTTTACGACTTTAAAAATAAAATGATGGAAGAATGGAACAAACGCGAATTAAAAAAATCAAAATGATAATAAATATTTTTGAATTAAGACATATAAAATAATGTAAATACATAATATATGACAGAGACAAATACAATTATACAACCAATTTACAAAGTAAACCATATAATAAATGGTAGTATTGACACCATTTATGTTTTTAATGGAGGAAATGATAAAAATATGAATACAGTATTTAATGAAGATGAAATCAAAAATATTACCAATAATAAAATCAAAATTCAATTTTGTAAACAATACATTCATTTAGATGATACTATTGGAATGATTAAAATTAAAATTTTGGGTGAAATGAAGAAAACTGTCTCGTTAGATGAATTATATTTATATTGTCAAAAATTAGAAAAATTAGATTCAATTTCATTGTATCAAACATTAACACAAAATAAAAAATTGACTTTAACCAATATTAGATTGGATCAATTTGTTTCCAATATAGTAAGTAAAGAAGATGGTAGTTTGTTCAAAATAAATGGTGAGAAGGACGTATACGACTACGATGATATAGTAGAAATGAATTTAGATAATAAAAATTTCATCCTAAATAAAGTTTTAGGACAAAAATTTTTTATTATTGAAAATGAATATCCTTACATTGTAAATCCATATAATGTAAAAAAGTTTGATTCTTTTTTAGAGAGAAATTCCAGAAAATCATTATCCACATTGAATAGTCATTTATTATTAAATACAGGTGATATAATTAACAACAATATTTATTTATGTATTGCACAAGAAGTACTGGAGTTTAGTGAAAAAAATAATATACCAGAAGAACTAATCTTGAAAATTTACCATCCATTTTTATATGAAAAAAATATAAATAATTTAGAAGATTTGAATGCAAAACACAGTGAATTAATAAATACAAATCATAAATATATAAATGAATCCACTAATGATTATTTCAACACAATTGATATGTTCTATAATATATATTATTTACGCAAAAATGAATTGAATTACGTTAGCAAAGGTATTAAATATTTAAAAGTAATCATTAAACCAGTTTATAAAATAAATATTCCATTAGAATTATTATTTAAAATTCTTCATTCAACACAGGAAAATCCACTTATAAAATATAACCCTTCTTCTAGACAAGAAAATATTTATAGATTATTTACAGACAAAATTGCTACGGATGGTAGAAAAATACCATATTTGAAAAAAGCTAACATATTTAAACTTATGAAAAACATAGGAAAAACTAAATCGGTTTCAGTCCATATAAATATTCTTGATTCTAACGTAAATCAATTTATTTGTGAATTTGATGAAAATGGATTTATAACAATAATTTGCGAATTAGACAAAGTTATAAGTGAAAATGAAACAAATAATTTGATAAAAGTTCATGTTAATCCAATTATTCAAGAAATCAGTAATTTTTTAGAACAAAGTGGATATAAAATAAATTTGTTTGAATCCATCAAAAGTGAAAATATAGAAATAAAACAACTTACATACGAGTGCAATATTAAAATTAAACATAGTATTAATTTGGATAATTATAAAGGTTGCGTTTCTAGTATTTTTAACAACGAGTCTAGTTCATTCAAAAAAGACATTCATTTACGATTCAAAAGAGTATCTAATTTTAACAAAACTACTAGTCAAGAAGCATTTATTATGGAAAAAAGTGCTGAAGGATTACGAGATGATGAAATTATTGATGCTTTATTAGAAAATTTTCAAGATGATCTAACTAGAGAACAAGCGGTTGAATTAGTTCAAAAAGTTGCAAATGAAATTCAATTGGAAAGAGGGGTAAAAAAAATAGATATTAAAATAAGAGATAATCCTGGATTCAAGACTGTTATTGAATTAGAACAAAAAACTGGAATTATAACCATACGTATTGAAAATATTAATGATATCCAGTATTTAAATACTATTCCAATCTATTTGGATAGTGTTATTCGTATAACACAAGATAAAAATAGTACCAAATATTCTGCAAAAAAAATAAATGAAATTTGTTCTAGCGATGAAAAAAAAGAAATTAAAATGGAGGATATTATTTCACCAGTAGAAAGTCAGTTATCTGAATTAGAAATACCTTCCATAGATGAGGATAATGAAAATTTGGAATATATTAAAGTGTCAGATGCATCCAAGAGAGAATTTTATTTAGATGACGACGAAAGACCAAAAAACGCATTGGATTTATTTTTTGACGATGAGGATGAAGATGAACAATCTATTGCTAGTTATAAAAGCGATGTCAGTGTAGAAAGTAAAAAAAGTATTCAAAGTTATAACAGTAATAAAAGTAATGGAAAATTTGGCGGTGAATTAAAAAGTGATATTGAGAGTGATACTGAAAGTGAAAACAATGACGAAGATCAAAATAGTGAAGAAAATGAAGTTATTAATATTGACTATTTACCTTTAAAAAAGAAAGAACCATATTTTCAAACGAGAATAGAAAAATTGGATCCAGCGTTAATTATCAAAGAAGATAGTAAAGAGTTTAATTCTTATGTACGAGTATGTAGTAGTACTACAAAAAGACAACCTGTAATATTAACTGATACCGAATTAGATAAAATTAAAAAAGAACATCCTGGGTTTTTACGCGAAGAAGATATTATTAAATATGGGTCTAATCCAAAAAAACAATTTAATTACATTTGTCCAAGATATTGGTGTCTTAAAAATAATACAGTAGTAGATCCAAAAGACATAACAGAGGTAATTGTAAACGGCAAAAAAGAATTAAAGAGCTCTAATTGTGGTTATGTTTTACCAAAAGATGCTAAAGAAGTAAAACCTGGTTATTATGTTTACGAATTTTATAAACCTAAAGGTGATAATAAAAATTATAAAAGACATCCAGGTTTTCAAGTAGATAAACATCCTCAGGGTTTTTGTTTACCTTGTTGTTTTGATAAATACAATACAATTGGAAGAATCGGTGCAAAAAAAACATGTCAACAAAAAGGGAGTGAAGAAACAAAATATGAAGAACCTGTTTTACAACAAGAAGAACAAAAACGGGAACCAAAAAAAGCTAAAACTAAACAAGAAGATGAATATGTTATTGGTCCGGATAAATTTCCACTTCCACAAGGACGTTGGGGTTACTTACCACCGCAAATTCAACAAATATTACATGAAGTAAATGCAGATTGTCAAATTAGTAAAACGAACACTAATTTGAAACAAGATCGTCCTTGTTTATTACGCCATGGTATAGAAATAAATGAAAAACAATCTTTTTTATCTTGCGTATATGATGTACTAATGTATGGAAGCGATGTAGATAGTTATAGTAAATCTATTAAACAAATGAAAGAAATAATAATAAACTCACTTACTTTGGATAATTTTATTACATATCAGAACGGAAATTTGGTGAATGAATTCAAAAGTGAAGATTTGACTACTGTTAACGTAGATCATTATACAAATTCAAAAATATATAGTAAAATCAATAAATCTAATATAGAAGAAGTAAATTATTATAAAAAAATAATAAGTGCTTTGGAAAATTTTATTAATTATCTAAAAGACGACGATGCTATTATTGATCACACCTATTTATGGGACGTTATTTCAAAACCAAATCCAAAAATATTTACAAAAGGTGTTAATTTAATAATATTCAAATTACCAAATGATGATATTACAAACAACGTTGAATTATTATGTCCAAGTAATCATTATTCAAATGAATTTTATGAAACTAGAAAACCAACCGTTTTTATTGTTAAACAAGATAAATATTATGAACCAATTTATTCTTATACAATAACAAATAAAAAATACAGTGTAGTTAAAACATTCAATGAATATGACCCTCATTTATCCCTTTCTATGCGTAATGTTTTTAAAGAATTATTAAGGCCATTTTTATCCACTATTTGCAAACCGCTAGACAGTATGCCAAATGTTTATAAAGCAAAACGAGCACCATTATTAACGAATTTAATACAAAAATTAGATAAATATGACTACAATGTAATAAAATTAGCGATGAATTTTAATAACAAAATTATTGGGGTTGTTGCAGAAAGTCCAACTCTATCTAAATTAACTGGATTTGTTCCTTGTTATCCATCATCTTATAATGAGAATATCAAAAACAATTTGGATTTTGTTTTTATGAATGATTTATCTTTATGGCATAGTTATGAAGACACGTTTAATTTTTTAACGCAACTCTACAATAAAAGTATGAAAAGAAAAAGTGAAAAGACATCCGATTTACATTGTAAACCAATATTAAAAGTGGTGGAAGATGAACTGGTTGTTGGAATAATTACAGAAACAAACCAGTTTATACAAATATCAGAACCGATACCAGAAATAGATATTAAAAGTGAGCACGATTTACCATCTTTAAAAAATACAAATTATGTTATTCAAACAGACAAAATAAAGGATAAAGAAACAGGTAAATATATACATAGCGATTCTATTATTACAACAAGTAATGAAGTGGATACAGAACGAGTAGATTATATTAAAAAAATTACTTATGAAACAAATTTCTACAATATTTTTAGAAATACAATTCGCATTATGTTAAACGATTATGCTAATATTAAATTAAGAGAACAAATTGAAAATGAATTGTTAAAAGATTATATTATTTATTCTCAAAAATTGACAAAGATCAATGTGTTATTAAATGAATTAGTAAAAGATAAAATTCAATTTATAGGGGATGAAAATTATTATAAATTAATAAATGAATTTACTACTTGCATAGTTAAAAATAAAGATTCATGTAATAAAACACATAATTTATGTATGTTTACAGATAATAACACATGTAATCTTATTTTACCAAAAAAAAATTTAATTACACAAAAAGAAAATAAAGATATATACTTTGCAAAAATATCAGATGAACTAATTCGTTACAGTAGGATCCAGTCATTTATTTTACAACCACAATCATTTTTATCTTTTGGAAACGTCGGTTATAATTTACGTGACAATGAAATAATTATGTTACAATCCCTTTTGACCAATGAATATTTTGAATCACTAGATCCTGCAATTATCAATAAATATGTACATTTTAATTCATATGATAATACGGAACCAATCATTACACAAACATATGAAAATAGAGTTACTTCTGCAGATATTGAAAAAAGACAGTCCAATATATTAGGAACAATATGTAACAAGAAAACAAATGATAAAATTAGTTCAGGTATTTGGAAAAAGTGTTTTCCAGATAAATTCAAAGAATTAGAATATGACAAAACAATTTATTGCACCTTTGAAATAGTTATGGATTTAATTGAAAAAACAACTGGTGAAAAATTGGATTTGAATAAATTAAAAAATATTTTATATGAAGAGTATAAACAATACATAAAAATTTATTACAAACAAATAATAAATATTATAATCGCAGAAGGAAAAAAGACATTGGGTGATCAAGTAAATGCCAATAATTTGTCCTTCTCTAGTTTAATATATTCTGATAATTATTTTTTAACATTACTAGATATATGGTTGCTAGTTAATAAATTCAAAATTCCAACAATGTTTATTTCAAGTAAAAAAATTATACAGACTAACTATGAAAAAAATATATTTTTAGGTTATGGTATTTCAAATGATAAATTTTGTTTTATTGTTCTTCCGCCGTTTCGTCCAGAAAATGTTCCTATTTATAAGATTATCATTTCAGAGAAAAGTGATACTTTTATATCTTTAAAAGATGTAAAAGAATCATGCAATGATGAAATTGAATACGCTTTAAATAATAATATTACTATAGAGGATTATTTGAAAAATTATGTTCAAATTCAAAAACCCAAACAATCAACAAAACAATTAAATATTAAATTAAAAATAGAATCAGATGAATAAAATATAAAATTTGAATAACAACATTATATTATTCATTTTTTTTTACAAGATAATCGTCTGTTATCAAAAAAGAATCGTCAAGATTAACCATATCTAGCAAACCCTTAATAAATTTTATTTTGTGTGGTACTGTTTCTAATTGTTTTTCTTTTTTTTCATAATCGGATAAATTTCGTATTGCATAATGATTTAATGTTATATTTACTTTACTATAATTTTCTTCAGAATAATCAATATTATTACCATCATCCTTATAATTTATAAAAATATCTCCTTTATCTGTACCATAATTATTGATTGTTGTACCGTATTGTGTTTTTACTAAGTGTATCCACAAATTTTTTTCATAACATAGATTTTTTGTTCTAAATAAGGATTTGCCAAAATCGTTTGCATATCGTATATGTTCCGTTAATTCTTTCATTTTATCATGATTGATTCTTTTTACGTTATTTTTAATAGAAAATTCAGAAATTAAATTATTATTTTCGTCTTTATAAGGATTTATTATATTCCAAATTACATAAATGCAACTAATGTTTTCATCCAAACTTTGTATATAAGTTTTAATAGTATAACCGTTCCTACCGTACATAAATTCATCGGCATCTATTAATATTGCCCATTCTGTTTCCATTTTGATTAATTCATATAAATTTTCTTTTAACAATTGTTTGTGTCCATGATATCCTGCATCACTTGTAAGTATTCCCATATCGCGATTATCTGTTATTAAAGTAACATTATCTTTGTAAACAGAATTATTTATTACTTCTTCTATATTATCATCACTATTATTATTTATAATATAAAAATG